ATCTTCAAATAAGTTAATTTGATTGGTGATTTCACTTAAAGTTAACCAAGGCGTAACAACATCGCGCCCAATCTGTTCAAACTTTACATAGTTAAACGGATTGCGTGTAGCCGCCCCGTAGGGCGCACCTAGTAGTTGGCTATCTACAGACATTTAAGCCCCTTGTTATACGCCGACCAAACGAATACCCGCAAACGGGTCGCGCACGGTGCTTACAAGACGTTTTTCTGCAAACAGGGTTATGAAGCCTGCTTGTGTTTGTTCCATTGCCTGTATAGTCATTTCCTCAACATCAGCAACAGTTACAAATCTAGGCCAATTAGCCAAGTAAATGTTAAATTTTCCCGCGCCTGTTGTTTGCATATTTGGATTGGCAATTACAGGGAAACCAAAGATATTAACAACAGCACCGCCATCATCATCACCAGTTTCAGCAAATTGTTTGATTGTTGTTCCACTGCCTAAGTTGCGTAATTCGTGAATTGTCTGTGGGTGCATCATCCATGCTGTATTGGGTAAATTCCAATATTGAGCAGGGAATAAACGAGCCATATCAGTAATATCTGAATAAGTAACTGCCGCCGCCGCTTGCGTGTATGTAGCAATTGAATGAATACCATTTGTAATTGCTGTTCCACTTGTACCAAAAGCAGATGATGCCGCGCTAGTGTACATATTTAAACCACGCAAACCGCTTGTGCCGCCGTTTACTGTAGTTGTTGAACCCGCTTGGTCATTGTTCAAAACCATTGATGCGCCTTCAATATTGGCGAACTCAAGCATTAAATCTTCAACAATGGTTTCGTTTAAATAATTAACATCTGAAAGAACCGCAGTTCGAATTGGTAATTGCGCTGTGATTACACGCGTAGGCAATTGCCAAATCGATGTATTTGTATTTGGTGTTCCGCTGTCAGGTGTGAATGTGTAACCAAACGGGTTTGTTTGATTAGCCGCGTTACCTGTCTTAGCAACAAATTGAACGCTTGAACCTGATGCGGAAATTACGCGGGAAAGTTGTCTAACGGGATTTGCAAAACGCAAAGCCGCAAACGCATCATCAAAATAAGTTCGACCACCAATGCCATTACCCGAACCCGTAAGCGCAGATGCTTCGCGCAAATCAATTGATACGCGTTCGCCTGTTTGGATAGTTTCTTGAATTGCGGATAGGATTTTTTGGGTTACGGTCATGGTGATTCCTTTTAAAAAAAGCGGGGGATTTTCGCCCCCCGCTAATGGCAACGCAATGATTAGGTCGCTGTGCCTGTCGAGCGATAACGAACACCTGCGAATGGGTCGCGAACACTTGTGCAAAGGCGTTTTTCCCCAAAAAATGTTATAAATCCTGGGGCCGTCTGGTCGTAGCGGCGCATAACCATGTTTAAACGGTCAACGATTGTGTGGAAACGTGACCAATCAGCAAAGAACATTGGATACAAAGAATTTGTACCTGCTGAACCTGCTGTTGTTTGTGATGGTGTATCGCAATACTTGTTAACGACAACATCAAAGCCCATCAACTGACCAACGATGCCTTCAACCGACAAACCTTCGTTACGGTTAAAGATAGGTGCGCCGTTGTTGTCTTTCAATGCACGAATTGCGTTCAACAAGATTGGGCTAATCACAAACTTAGCGTTTGCAGTCCAGTATTGTTGTGGCAATTGATAGATGAAGTTAACTACATCGGTATAGGTGATGTTGTTTGCGCCAACTGTTGCCGCGTTAGTGGTTGTTTGGTCGTAAGTAGCAAGGCTATGCAAGCCGCTTGAAGAACCTGTACCAGTAGAACCAAAAGCCGCTGTAGAGCAAGTACCACCTGCATAGGTAGCATTAGAACCTGCGTATTGGTCAAGGCCACGCAAACCGTTGCTTCCGCCGTATGGCAATGATGTTGCACCTTGGTCATTGTTTTGAATCATTGATAAGGCTTCGGCCTGACTAAACTCGGCCAACATATCGTCAACAACATTGGCTTCCAAACCATCAATGTCATCCAAAGCCGCGGTACGGATTGGGAACTGAACATTCAAGTCTTGCAAAACAACTTGCCAAATTGTTGTATCTTCGGTAGTTGCCGCGCCGTTGTTTTGAATCGCATAGCCCCATGCCGCACCCGCATTACCAGTTTTGACACGAAATTGATATGAAGAACCATCGGTTGCTACTGTGCGTGACACGCCGCGCAAGGGATTAGCCAAACGCAAAGCGGCAAACACGGGGTCATAGGCGGTGCGACCACCTTTGCCATCGCCGCCTGCGGTCAATGCTGATGCCTCTTTTAAATACGCTTGCATTTGTGATTCGTCAGCAAAAATTTGCAGTTCTTTTTCTACACGGTTGTTACCTTTGTAGAAAGTAGAAAGTTGTTCTTTAACAGAACGGTTTACATCACCACGCACGGTTGTAGCGGGCTTGACGATTGCGGGTGCTTGAATCGATGCTACTTTGGCTTCCAAAGCGGCAATGGTTTCTTGCATTTCGTTTTTAATTGCCTCAACAGCGGCGGGAATTTTTGCTTCTACTGCGGCAATGCTTTCGCTTTGCTTGGCTTCGATAGCATCCAGTTTTTCAATAATTGCTTGTGACATGATTTAACCTTTAATTTTGGTATCAAGAATTTTAAGAAGTTCACGGGTTTCTAAAGCCGCGAGAATTTCCGCTTCGGTAGCCTCCGCATCTGATTCACTCAGAATAGGCGCAATTTCAATAAGTGCGGGTTTTACATCACGCAATTCCAACACCTTTTTGAATGTAGATGCGGCGGCTACCGCATCCTTTTTAGATAGCCCAACTTCACGCAAGGCTTGTTCTAAAACTTTTAAATCCGCAGAACCATCAGGTCGGAAATATTCCAATCTGCTAACTTCTGCTTGTGGGTTGTTGGGATACATCACTACGGATACTTCGCGTAAGCCGCCTTTAGTGATTTGGAAATATGCTTCATCAGATTGGTCGGGTTCGCCTTCAGAATTGACCATTTGATATTCTTCGGCGTATGCGCCAACGGAAACGCCGCCAAACATAGCGGGGCTTTCTTGCATTACTTTGTAAAGGTCAGAACCCATCGTAGTATTGACAAACAAACGCCCTTCGGCTTTCATTCCTGTATCGTCAAACTCAAACGCATCCCATTGACCAACGGGGATTGCATCCGCATCGTGATTTACAAACATGGGTAGTGGGCGACCTGATGCAGAAAAATCTTCTGCCCATTTCATAAACCCTTCAGGCTGATAATTAAACCGCCTACCATCTGCGCCTTCACGCGCACCCCAAGTAGTTACGGTTGCTTCAATTTTTCCTGTCGTTGCGCCTTGCTTTTCCAAAACTAATTTGGCTTCGCAAACCATCATCAGGTTTTTTACGGTCATAGATTACCTCATCGATTTTAGTTCGGTCGATGTCATATATTGTTTTAGGGGGTCGCCCTCTTTTGGGGGGCGGTTCTGTATTTGGCTTATATGTTGCCAAGGATGCTATCACTAATTTAAAAATAGTGGACAATTTATTTTCACTTGCCGATATTCATTTTTCGGGTTTGGTTTCCACCGCCCCCGCCCGTATCTTGCGGGGATGTTCCTACAATCGGTTTATCTTTCCCACCTTTATCAATCAATTCGTTTGCCCCGTCAATATTGGGCATCCCCAAGTATTCACGCGCTTCGTTGGGGGTCATTATCCCGTTTGAAACACCTGCGGTAGCAAAATTCATTTGGTCTAACGGTGCGCCTTTTAAGAAATTGCGCGTATCAAATTCAATGCACAAATTAGGGTAGCCAACAAACAAATGTTGTTTTAATTTCTGCTGAATGTTAATTAAAGTTGGGTACATTGTGGATTTATAGAATTCATCCATCATTGTTTGGGTATTGTTGTACTTGGAATCCCCGATACCAATCATTGCCGCGGGAACGCCAAACAAACCGCAAATTCGTTTCATGGTTTGTTCTTTTAACTTAGCCGCATCGGTATCTTGCAGGGTCAACATATCTAACGGGGTGTACTTCATGCCTTGGTCTAGCAACATACCCTGACCCGCCTTACTTGGGTCGCTTGGGCGGCTAGAAACCATTGCCGACCATGCTTCTTTCAAGCGGGCGGCAATTTCTTTGTATTTGCCATCAGGAATAACACTTTCGGTAGTAAACATCCCGCTTGGCTTTGCGCCGTTCTGCATGATGTAGTTTGCGTAAAGGTCAATATCTTGGTCAAGTGATACCAGTTCTGCCGCCAAAATGCCTTTGTTAAAACCCGCAGAACCTTGCCAGTTCATTTCCTTAATGTGCATCACTTGGTTAAAGTTCAGCGGTTTATCACGGTTAAAACCGTAGGCGGGCGTACTTAAACGATACGATGGGTAACGCGCAGGGGTGATTGTTACGGCAATCAAAGTTGAATCAAGCAAGTACATTTCTAACGGGGTTTCCGTTGTGCTTTCTTGGTCTTTTCTCCACCAAAGGGTAAATGCTTCGCCCGCAAGTTCGTACCACATTAGCCATTGATACCAAAATTCGTAGGTACTTTGGAATTGGTTAGGTTGCGCCAAAAGGTTTGCTACTTGCTTGGCTTTAGCCTTATCCCGTGCGCCAACTAGCGGCGATTTGATGGCATCGACATAAGTACCATCTTCTGATTGGCTAACCACGCGAATAGGCAATTGGGATAGGGCGCGGGCTTTTGCGGCAACGCAAGCCATGATTGTGCTATTGCGCGTAAGCAATGACATATCCACGGGGCGACCCGCGTTATTGGTCGCGCCTGTGGTTACATAAAGAATCTGAGTATTGACATTAGGGTTCTTATTATCGCCCTGATAAACGATGTTATTACCTAGCGCAGATTGCCCAAATAACGTATTGGATTCGTTTTTTTGGTCTTTATTGCGCTTGAAAATGTCGAAAATAGCCATGTTTTTACCCAATTTCTTGATGGTTTACCATTCAAAACTTCTAAATCCAAATGTATCAGAAATAAAAACATTGTCTAGATGGCAATGCAAAGCCATAATCATTGCAATAATTCCGTCAACTTTTGCGGATGTATCGGCTTCATTCTTACGAACTTTTACATTTCCGTTTACATCTGTATAAACTTCCGCGTTTGCCAGTTGCCAACCAACAAACGGGTTGCCATCGTGCATGATGCCTTTTTTCAGAATCAATTGTTCAGCGGTTTTAGACGGGTTAGATAGAACCGCCATACCCTGCCCAACCTTCTTTACGGGTAAACCCTCGGAATACAAATTAGCAACCAATGACGCGGCGTTGTACGGGTCGTAACCAATTTCTTTAACATTGTGCTTAATACATTGTTGTTTAATGTAGGTTTCCACTTCGTTAAGGTCGGTTACATTGCCTTGCGTAAGCCGCAATATGCCACTTGCATGGGCTTGCTGAAAGATTGATTTATAGTGATTTGGGATTAGGTCTAAACTTTCTTCGGGTAAGAAAAATTGAAATTCTGCAAAGAACTTTTCTTCCGAATATCGGTGCAAAGTGCATACGGCGTTTAAGTCACGGGAATATGCCAAGTCAAACGC